CTTTTTCTACAGCGTCCATTGCTTTCTCTATTTGATTCTTTGTTTTATCTACCATTTACTATTCCACCCTTTGCATAAGCTGAGAATGTGTCTTTCACATTTTTATTATCTTTTAGATTTAACATTTTGACTTGTCCAAAAACTCTACCCCTGTCATCCTTTATAACAGTATTTAACAAATTTGCACCTGTTTTTTTAGACGTCTCTTTCAGTGCACCATTAAGTATAGGACCATACGCAGCAACGTTGCCTTGGTAATCCCTACCACCAGGCACTAAATTACGGTTTTTTATTGCAGGATTTGCAAACGCCACACCATCATAATCACCGTCTTTTGCCATACGCACTAAATACTTTGCAACAAACTCCATGTATTCTTTTGATGTTTGAAAAGGACCTTGTGCAATTTCACCACCTTGTTTACCTTCCTTGGTCATGGACTCCGCTATAATAACTCTAATTTTCTCACGTTCTTGTCTTAATTTAGGTAGTGCAGGTGATCTAGGATTTGTAGCTAATAAATTTTCTATTTTAAGATTTATCAGATCCAATTGTTGTTTATTTGCTTGCATTTCTTTTCCATACAGTAAATCTTTCATGTCTTGACGAAATGCATAACTATCTTGACGATCAGGTTTTCTACCTGTTATTTTAGACTCACGCAGTGCACGTTGCACACGTTGGTGCATGTCAGATTGTATTTCTTCCACAAACATCAATCTTCTACCAAACTCATCTGTTCTATCTGACACACGTGCATGCACAATACCGCCAGCTCTTTGTGATGGTGTTAATCCAAAATCATGTGCGTAGGTATATGTAGGTTCACCAGTTCTAAGTTTGCCTGGTTCATACTTAAACAAAAATTCACGGTAATTATCACCACCTGGCATTGTTTGTTGTCCAGCATACTGTGGTGTGCGCGCAATATCTTCTTTTTTTAGCCCAACGCCGCGTCTATCAAGCGCAGCTGCTAGATTTATTAGTGGCTCACGCACCTTGAAAGGTATAGGTGAGGTCAATGCCACACCTTCATTCAACGCACTTTTAATACCAAAAACTTTTTGCATGTATTGATCTACGTTGGCTGCAACCGTATCCAAAGCCTTTTGATTTATCTTTTCTTCACGAATTATGCCTGGCAAAGAGTCACGAAGGTAAGATAAAAAGCCACCTACACGTGGATCTTCGGCTTTTGGATCTACTTTTTGCAATTTTTTGACCATGTTTGCCAAAATACCTCTAGATCCCGGTTGTCCAAGGGCCAAGACGTTTAATTTTGGTGAAATTTCGTCAAATTCTTTGATTATATCGGCTTTTGTAAAGGTTTTTGTGCCTTGAGACTGTAAAAAGGGCCCAAGCGACGTGTCTAAGAGCTCAGATTTCTTAATTCCTTTGGCATTTAGGTAGGCTAACCACCTATCTGCCGACATTTTCTCCATTGGAGCGTCAATTAACGCCTCTCTGGACTTGTAAAATAGTGCTGGAGTGTCTTTTCCTGTATCAATTGCACCTGGTTTAGGCGTATCTCCAACAGTGTAACCTTTAGTTCGTCCATCTGCTGAAGATAAAAAGGCTCTTGCTGCTCCAATTGTTGGAAAATCTTTTATCGGTAGCCCTGCTTCATCAAAAACAGTGAATGGCTTGGCACTCATGTCTAACTTTTTAGCAGATCCCTTACCTTTCGGTGCTGCAACCTTTGGTGCGTACTGACGTAGTGGTCCTAATACTCTAGCTAAAACCATTACTCTAATAAACTCGCTATGCCACCACGGTTAAAACCAAAGTCGCTTAATTTTTTCTTACCAAACATTATGTTTTGTATATCTTTCTGTGTTAATTTACCAAAAGGTTTTGATCCTACGTTTATTGCTTTTCGTAAAAACTCCATTTGTAATTCTGGATTGTTAGTTCCTAAATACATCTTCTGGTATATTTGACCAGGTAGAATTGATTGTATGCCTGACATATCAAACAGTTTACGCATTTCAGCTAATCCTTGTTTTGTAACTTGATTATCTGGATTACGCACTGCAGCTAGTATGCCGCGGTCCAAGGTTTCTTTTGCAATGTTTAAAGGTCCTAGTTCAGGTTGCATCTTTGTTAAAAACTTTGCATCCCTTGCTAACATCTTTGATGTTTGCGATCCTGATTGAAAATAATGTTCAAGGTTTGCAGCTATGGGTGAGGGATGACCAAACGTTGCTGATCGTTGAAACCAATAGTTAGGATCAGAACCTTTGACAAGGTATGTATAATCCTTCATCAATTCACCAAGTTCTTTTTTATTATCTCCTTTAAATTCTTTTATGTCTTTTACTGTTTTGTTAAGTTGTGTTTTATATTTATTAGCAAGATTTACATATTTATTTACATTTTTTGAACTCAACAAATCTTTCATTTGTGGTTTAGTTAAATCATAATATCCAAGATCGGATCTATACTGTGATAGTGTGCCTTTTAGTATTCCAAGATCATCACGAAGTGGTGTGCCCAAAGCTGTTTTTACATCAGCTTCTAAACCCTTCGAAACTAATGACGGATTGTTAGCTGCTTTTTCTGATCTTATAATATTGAAAGGAGTTAAATTAGCGCCTATACCTTGACTTCTAAGATTTTTTGCTGACTCACTTAATTTAAGTAAAAATTCAGGATCAGAATAATCTCTTTGTCTTTCTCCTACTTTTAATCCTGTTTTTTTAGAAAGAGTGTCACCAGATTTCATAAAACCTCGTTTGACACTTTGGTCTTTTATGAATTTAGCAAATGGTCCTGTGAATTGTGTTTGACCCGCAATGCTTAAAGCTTTATTTTTAGAAGCAGTATCTCTACCACCCGTAAAAAACGTGTTAGCTGCTCTTAAAAATTTACTACTCACCGCCTACAAAATCCGGTGCTACTACTGTTCCGTAAAATTGTGCAGGAGTTCTAATTAATTTAGAAGTTGTAGGATATCCTTGTAATATTCCAACGTTTAATCTTGCGCCATCTTTACCAAACCTAATTGGGAAATTTAATCCACCACCAAACGTTCCAGGATACAATTGTTCTAACACTGCTGCTGTTCTACCAGTGCCTAATTTATTTTTCATATTTCTCAAAAGTTTGCTTCCTTTTCCTATAGCAGCAACACCGCCTGCAAGATTCATTATTGTGTCATCTCCAAACAATGCTTGTCCTTCTGGTGTGCTGTACTCAAGTGGTCCCTCATAATAATTCATCAAATCATTTAACAATCCAAAATCCATATCTCCAGTGCCCATTAAAATGCCTTCCGCTGTTCTATCTGTAACACCTAATTTTTCTGCTAAATCAGAAACCATAAAAGGAAGTTGTGCATCAGCAAAATCATCATACATGCCACTCATAAATTTATTTGCTTCGTCAACATTGTATTGATCAAACATATCTTGTAACGCATCTTCGTATGGTGCCATTCCTTCTGCAGCACTAAATTTATTTATATCAACAAAGTATGGGCTGTCTCTGTCTTGAGTCATTTGAAAGAATTGATTCATTCTGTCTTCATCACCTGTATTGATAATATCCGTCATGAAATTAAAATCATCTTCAATATTAAAACCTTGTCCACGCAAATAATTTTTAAAAGGATCGCTCTCAATTAAATCTTCGTATGTCATGGATAGTGGTGAAGATTGAAGAACTTCATTTACATACATGTCAGTTAAATCTCTTTGATCTCCTAAATTAAATAAATTTTTTAAAAAATAACCAGTATCTCCTGCACCCTGACCTGAACCAAATTGATCATATCCTAAAACTTGTGCTCCTGATTCAAAAGGTAATTGAAATATATCACCAAAAAGTTCTAGTGCACCTATACCTTGGTTGATTGGAAACTTTGCTAAGTCAGCATCATATGCAGTTGGTGCAGAAAAAAGTCTACCACCACGTGCATCTTCTGATGCTTTCATGTAATCGGCAATGTTACTACCTGTATCTTTAAATACATTTGTAATCATATCAACGCCGCGTTGAAAAGCTGATGGACCAGGTGCAGGAACTATGTTCATATCCTGTGGACTGGTGAACTGACGTGATGTTCTATTTGGATTGTCTGGTTTGTCTCTTCGTATTACTGTGACCATTAATAGTAAGCCCTCCTCCTAGCTTTGTCTATTGCTTCGTCCTCAAAGTCATCTTTTAGCGTAATATGATAGCCTTGTCTATATTTCATTAAAGCTTGCGTGGTTGAATCCACGTAGTCGTCGTGATCACCGAAAGGGAATGCTGCGCATTCCTCTATGACTTCTTCGGCGAAAGTTTTTTTGGGCGCCCATATAGCTCCTGATTCAAACAGGGGAGCTACGCTGTTTACCCTCGAATGTTTGTCATTTCCTTTAGAGGGTGTGAAATTTATAACAGGTATTCCCATCTTTTGCAACTCATGAGTTAAAGGTAAGCCAGAAGCCTTTGCTTCTACCAATACCATTTCTGGTTCCCAATACTTGTATTGTTCCATCGCCTCAACTTTTAGTTCAGGAAAGTTCCAACGATCTTTCTTTGCATCAAGCAAAATTAATCCTTTGCCACTGCCATCTTCAGGGTTAAACACACCCCACGTTGTAATGGCAGAAAAATCAGCGCTTTCTTTTTTACTAAACGCTGTATCGTATGACTGTATAATAAATTCTAGTTCAGGGATATTATCATTGTCCCACTCGCGCCACCACTCACGTTTGATGATTGCACCTTCCTCGGACGTTGGTGCTTGCATCCATTGTGCTTGCCACTTGGTTAGAGGTATAGAAGCCTTGACGCTTTGTAATCCGTCCATGGACCAAAAGCCACCCCACATGGGTTTGTCGTTAATGATTGCAGGAAACTCGACTACTTCCCATTGGTCCGCAGCTGGGTCTTTACCCTGGGCCTCGAGCAGCCGTCCAGTGAGATCTTTTGTTGACCAACGTGTCATGACCAAAACGATCGAGCCACCAGGTTGTAAACGTTGACGTGGACCTGAAGTGTACCACTCGTAATGTGAATCTAGAACGGTTGGCGAGAGCGCATCCTGCTCAGAATGAGGATCGTCAATAATAAGTAAATCGGCACCAC